ATGCTTTAACAGTAAGAGGTACAGCTTCTGCTGGTAACACTTATTATAGTAAGTTTAAAGTTCTTAACTTGATGTAATTCAAGTTAGTTTCTTAATTAGAGAGGGATGGGGTTAATTCCCTATCCCTTTTTTTTTATTTGGAGATACCATGAAAAAAATATTACTTGCTTGTTTGTTTTTATTAATTGCTCTTCCAGTTGCTGCTGCAGAGTTGTTAATGTTCAGTAATCCTGAGTGTAAGTATTGTCAAGAATTTCTTGAAGAAGTTGAACCAACATATCACGAATCTGAGTATGCAAAACATCTTCCATTAAAGATTTTGAGTATGGATCAACGAATGCCTATTTGGGTAGCACGAGCTATGGATGAAGGTCGTTTGGGACCAATTAATAATACACCAACATTTGTGGTATGGGATGAAGAAGAAATTGCTCGTCTTGTGGGGTATGGAGGAAAAGAAGCATTCTATGAATCATTGAGTGTGTTTGTAGAAGAAAATGGTAAACTTACAATTAAGAAACCAGAAGGCAGTCGAGGTCCGATGGATATATGGGGAGGCCGAAATCCTCCACCTGAGGGTGTTGTTCAATCCAAAGACCTTTTGAATCATACATATAATACAGCAGAAGAAGCATTAAAAGCTTCTGAATGGTTTGGATGTGATGGTAATATTCATTATCATAAACATGAAAATGTATGGATGCCTTGCTCAATGAATTAGTTAAATTTTATCAACTTTTTCCTTGTATTGGGCTTTTCTTTATGTTATAGTATGTATGTAGGTTGGTTCAAGTATTATAAATACTTATACAGAATAGATATATTCTGTTTTTGAATATAAAGGGAACAAGATAATTAACTTTGTCTTGTTCCCTTGTCTTAAGCTTTTAATGGAGAAAAATAATGGAAATCAAAGAAAAACTTAAAGAAGCTCAATTATGGTATAAACGTAAATTGGCAATGCGTGAAGATGTTAAGATTGAAGATATAAATGAAGAAGATATGGAACAAGTAGAAATGCTTACAGAAATTCCAAAAGATGCTGAGATACTTACAGAGAATAAATAATGAGTAAACTTACAGATTCACAACCTACTAATCTTAATCAGTTAAATGTCGTTAGTTTTGATATAAGCTTTTCAAGACAACCGGCAGTTCAATATTTTTGTCAAAGGATTACCCTTCCAACAGTTGTTCTTGGTGAAACAAATGAACCAAGTCCATTTTTAAATTTACCACTTGAAGGTGACACTTTAACATTTGAAGCATTAAGTCTTAGTTTTATAGTAGATGAAGATTTAAAGAATTATATAGAAATATATAATTGGATGACGGCTCTTGGTTTTCCAAGAGATTACGAACAATATGCAGTCTTGCAAGAACCATCTGCTGCTTCCAAAACTCTAAGTAAATATTCTGATTTAACAATCGTGCTTCATACAAATAAATCAAATCCAAATTATAGGATTAAATTTACTGATTGTTTTCCTACATCTCTTAGTTCTATTCAGTTTGATTCAACCCCAACAGGTATGGATCCTATCATTGTAGATGCTACATTTAATTTTCGTGGAATGTTTGATATAACTAAGATTATATAAGCCATCTTTTTCCTTGTATTTCCAGATTAAATATGTTATGATATATATATGAAAATTGAAAATATATTAAAATTAATAGAAGAAGATAAAAAAATTGACCATACTCAACTCGATACTGAATCCCTTAAAATTCCAGAACAAGCAGTTAAGTATCAACAAATGGCTCATGATGAAGCAGTCACTTTGAGGTACCTTGAAAGAGAATATAATATAATGAAGTTAAAAAGGTGGATGTATTACATGGGTAAAGCTGATGATGAAGTATATGAAAAAGAACCATTCGATCATAAAGTTTTAAAATCAGATGTCAATACTTTTTTAGATGCAGATTCTAAGTTGTGTAATTTGCAAGACAGAATCGCAATTCAAACTGAAAAATTAAAGTTGGTTGTTGAAGCTGGAAAGGTTATGCAGAATAAATCTTTTAATATAAAGAACGCACTTGAACACCAGAAGTTTATGGGTGGTGCCTTTTAATTATGATAACTGTTGGAAAACAGAATGAAACATTTTTAATGATTTCCTGTGAAAGACACATCGCGCAAGAACTGAATGAGTATTTCTCTTTTCAAGTTCCTGGCTTTCAATTCATGCCTCAGTATCGTAACAAGATATGGGATGGCAAGATTCGTTTATTCAATATAAAGACACAACAACTTTATGCTGGACTGTACGATCATCTTATGCAGTTTGCATTGAAACGATTGTATCCAGTTAAAAGTGAGATAGTAAGTATCACACCTACCTCAGGGTTGTCTGATGAAAACATCAGCGACTTCTTCAAATCATTAAATCTCCATTGTAAGGGAAAACCGATCACACCGAGAGATAACCAGATGGAATCTTTCAAACAATGTGTGAAGAAAGAGAGAGCTCTTTTGCTTTCACCAACATCATCTGGAAAGAGTTTGGTCATCTATGCATTAATAAGATGGCATCAACATTTTCTGGATGAGGGACAAGGTGAGAAACATGACAAGATGTTGATACTGGTGCCGACTACGAATCTGGTGACACAGATGTATAATGATTTTCTGGATTATTCATCACATGATAAGTGGGATGGTGAGAGTCAATGTCACATGATCTATTCTGGTAGAGATAAGAAAACAGATAAACAGATTGTGATTTCGACTTGGCAATCTTTGTATCGTCTGGGTATTCCATTCTTTAAACAGTTTGGTCTGGTAGTTGGTGATGAGGCTCATTTGTGTAGTGCAGTTTCATTGAAAGGTATATTGGAAAAGATGATTAGTTGTCGTTACAGATTTGGTACTACTGGAACATTGACTGAATCCAAGACACACCAGTTTGTACTGGAAGGGTTGTTTGGTAAAGTGTATAAGGCTGTAACATCTAAACAGTTGATGAAAGATAAACATATTTCTGAATTAAAGATACAATGTTTGTTGATGCAGTATCCAGAGGTTGAAAGAGAGTCAGTCAAGAAAGCAACATATAAAGAAGAAATAGATTTTATTGTTGAACATAATAGACGAAATAATTTTATATGTAATTTAGCATTAGACCAGAAAGGCAATACACTCATATTATTTAATTATGTGGAGAAACATGGTAAAGTATTAAAGAAGATGATGGAAAGAAAAATGGCTATAAACGAAGTTGCTGGAAAGTCATATCCAAGGGAAGTATTTTTTATAGCTGGTGAAACTGATGTTGATGAAAGAGAGTCCATTCGAGCAGTAACTGAAGATTGTAAAGATGCAGTTATCATAGCATCATCTGGTGTTTTATCGACAGGTGTAAATATAAAGAATCTACAATCATTAATATTTGCACACCCGTACAAGGCCAAGATTAGAAATTTGCAATCTATTGGCAGAGTTTTGAGATTGGATGATAAGAATAACCAAGCAGTCTTATATGATATAGTTGATGATTTACATTGGAAGAAACGAGATAATTATGGATTGAAGCATTGGAAAGAAAGAGTAAAAATTTATACTGATGAAAAGTTTGACTATAACTTTAAACAAGTAACCATATAAATAGGAGATAGAAAGTGGGTAAGACATACAGAAAAGCACCGACAGATAAGTCCAAGAAACGAAAGAAAAGAATTTGGAAAAAGTTTCAAATTAGAAATGCATTAAAAGAGGTAGTACACGATTATGAAAATGAAAAGAAAATGTCCGAATTGTCAGACGAATACTTGCAAGCAGATAGCTGAAGGTATTAGTCATAAACAATGGTATAGATATTATGAATGTGAACAATGTAAGAGAATACGAACTTATAAAATAAACAGACCAGCTACACTTGAAACTGAATTTTCTTGGGGTGCTACAGAATCTACACCTATAGGAATAAATGAGAAGGACTGGCCAGACAATGGATAAATTTGGTAGAGTACAAATTAAAATTTATAGAGAAACTGATAATCCATTACCAGAATATAAAAAGAAAGGTGATGCAGGAATGGATATTAGATCAAATGAAGATAGAACAATTCGTGCATATGGATGGAATGTTATTGCAACTGGATTGTATATCATTATACCATTTGGTTATGAAGGTCAAATGCGTTCGAGGTCTGGATTAGCTGCAAAGAATGGCATACAAGTTTTAAATTCACCTGGCACAATTGATTCTGGTTATCGTGATGAATTGAAAGTTATACTTATTAATCATGGCCATTGGGCATACGAAGTAAAGAAAGGTGATCGTATTGCACAGTTGGTTATTAGTCCTATGACTCAAGCACAACTTGAAGAAGTATATGAGTTGAATAAAGAAGATGATCGTGGTGGTGGACTTGGTTCAACGGGAGTGAAATAATGGCTAATCCAAAACATTATGTAGATAACGAAAAGTTTTTTAAAGAAATGAAGAAGTGGAAGCAACGAATTAATGATGCAAGACAAGTGGAAGATCCTGACCCACCTAGTACAGAATATATGGCAGAGTGTTTTCTCAAGATTTCAGAGAACTTGGCATGGCGACCCAACTTTATTAACTATACTTTTCGTGATGATTTGGTGAGTGATGGCATAGAAAATTGTTTATTGTATGCACACAATTTTGATCCAGAAAAATCTCATAACCCATTTTCTTATTTTACACAAATCATTCATCATGCGTTTGTTCGTAGAATCCAGAAAGAAAAGAAGCAGATGCATTTGAAGTATTTGTATGTAGAACGATCTGGTATTTTACAACAAGTAAGTGCAGCTGGTGAAGATCATCAAAAACAAGTTACTACATATATAGAGTACCTGCACACACATGAGAAGTATGCTGAATCACCATATAAATCTCAAAAGAAAAAAAATAAAGCAAAGAACCTTGAAAAATTTATGTAATGAAATTTTTATATCCTCTTGCAAAAAGATTTATTGCTGGACATGATTTTGATTCTGCTATACCAGTAATCTCTAAATTGATATGGGATGGTTATGATGTAACGATTGACTATCTTGGTGAATTGTGTAAGACAAAAGAAGATTGTCAAAAGGCCGAACAACAATATGTTGACATTATAGAATACTATGGTTCAATAAATACTCCAATTGATATATCAATTAAACCAACTCAGTTAGGTTTATTGTTGGATAAAGTGGAATGTGAAGTTCGTTTAACTGATCTGGTTGTTAGAGCATATGAATATGGTATAACGATTCGTTTGGACATGGAAGATTCTAGTGTCACTCAAGACACGATTGATTTGTGTTTGAGACTTCATAAAGAACATCCTAATATAGGTATAGCACTTCAATCCAATCTTTACAGAACTTCAAAAGATTTAAATTACTTGTTAGAAAAAAATGTATCTATTCGTTTGGTCAAGGGTGCATACAAAGAACATATTAAT